CAATCAAGAGACATTCACCAGAGAAGAGTGTCAAGCAATGATTGAATTTGCTATTAATCAGCACAATAGAAACGCAGGACAGATCAGCATGGTCCTAGGTTTCATATTCATGGCACTATTTGCTGATGGATTATTCAGAGTTTTAGGATTGATCCCACCTTTCATGGGACTGGATGTAAATATAATTCAAGACGTAGTTGATGCTATCAAAGACGAGGTAGTCAAACAACTATAAATACCTAAAAATAGGTAGAAAAATGCCACAAGACTATGGTCAGTGGAACAAACAGATTGAGAATAGAAACTTTCTATCTCCAATCGGTTTCAAGATGCAGATAGATGAATATCCGAAGACTGTATATTTTGCACAGTCTGCTAATATCCCTGGTGTCTCTACAAATACAGTAGAGCAACAGACTGGTATGGGTCGTCCAATTCCATACGAAGCATTTGGACTTAACTATGAACCATTTAATCTGACGTTCCTAGTTGACGAGAATTTAGAGAACTATTTGATATTACATAACTGGTTGACTGCTATTGCGGGTGGTAGAGAGAGTCTCAGAGAACGTGGTAATATAGAGAAAAACTATAAAGTTCGTTGTGATGCATCACTTGCTGTGCTTAACAGTAATTTTCAAGCAAATTTCTTTGTGACATTCAAGGATCTATTCCCTGTGTCCTTGAACGCATTGGAATTTAATGCTACAATAGATGGTACAGAGTATGCTACTGCAACCGCAGAGTTTAGGTATGCTGTGTATAATATAGAAACAGTAGACGGTATCGTAAGAACACAATTAGAATGACACTTGATGAAATTCGTGACATGTGGAGGGAGGACTGTAAGATTGACCAGAACGACCTCGACACTGAGAACTTTAAATGTACAGTTATCCATGAGAAGTATCTAAACATATGGTCTCACTTTCGTCTGATGCTATCAGATGCTGAGACTAAGGGAAAGATGCTGTACAAAGAGAAATTTGAATACTATGCAGGCAAAGCACCAGCAGCAGTATATGCTAAGAACCCTTTTAATCATAAGGTATTGAAAGGTGACCTGACCACATACATCTGGGCAGACGAAGATTGGTTGAAGAACAAGCAGAAAATTGACTACCTTCAAACTGTTATAAATTATTTGGAGATGATTCTTAAACAGTGTTCCAACCGTGGTTTCCAAATAAAGAACTATCTTGAATTGAGAAAACATGCAGATTATTGACTACATTAATTACAAAAAAGAATGAAGTTTATTTGAAAGTGAATGCTGAACCTCATGTTCACCAAGAATTAAGTGATCACTTTCAGTTTGATGTGCCTGGGGCAAAATACATGCCACAGTATCAGAAATATAAATGGGATGGAAAGATCAGATTATACTCTCCTGCTACTGGTGAGATATACGCTGGTCTTTTTGATTATCTGACTGACTTTCTAGAAGAAAGAGGTTACCACTATCAGATACAGGACAATAACATCTATGGAAGACCGACAGATACAGAACTTCTCGTATCACCTGAGGCTATTGCGGGGTTTGTTAGATCTCTATCAATTCCGTTTAAGGCACGAGACTACCAGTTACGAGCAGTTTACCAAGCACTTAAATACAATCGCAGACTTTTACTTTCCCCGACGGGATCAGGAAAATCCCTGATAATATACTCAATAGTAAGATGGCATCTGCATTTTGATAGAGAGATATTAATTATCGTTCCAACAGTATCGTTAGTAGAGCAGTTATATAAAGACTTTAAAGAGTATGGATGGAATCCTCGTGGATACTGTCATAGAATCTCAGCAGGAGCAGAGAAATTTACAGAAAAACCAGTTGTTATATCTACATGGCAGAGTATATACAAGGAACCCCGAAAGTTTTTTAAGAAGTTTGATGTAGTTATAGGAGACGAAGCACACTTATATAAAGCAAAGTCATTGTCGGGTATCCTCACCAAGTGTCATGACGCAAAACATAGAGTGGGACTGACAGGGACACTAGATGGCATGCAAACTCATCAGTTAGTGTTAGAGGGTTTGTTCGGTAAATGCGACAGAGTAACACAGACAGTTGACCTCATGAAGAAGGGTCATCTTGCACCTTTATATGTTAAGATCCTAGTGTTGAAGCACGGTTTCGTACCATTTGAGGACTATCAACAGGAAATGGATTGGATAGTACAGAACCATAGACGCAACACCTTGATCACTAACCTAGCACTCGACTTGCCAGGTAACACCTTGGTTCTCTTCAATTACGTCGAGAAACATGGTATCCCCTTGAACGAAATGCTAAATAGTAAAGTAAAGGATGGTCGTAAGACGTTCTTTATACACGGTGGTATTGATGCATATGACAGGGAGGAGGCACGCTCGGTTTGCGAGAAAGAAAAGAACGCAATCATTCTTGCTTCTTATGGGACTTTCTCTACTGGTATCAATATTAGGAACTTACATAATGTAATTTTCGCAAGTCCATCTAAGTCAAGGGTTCGCAACCTTCAATCTATTGGACGTGTCCTTCGTAAGGGTGATAACAAAGCACAAGCAATGTTATATGATATAGCAGATAATTGTGCTCGTGGATCAAAAAAGAACTATACTATAAGACATCTTGATGAACGAATTAAGATATACAATGAGGAATCTTTCAATTACGAAATAAAGGAGATCAAACTCAATGATTAACTACATTCGACACGACGAACAATTTTACGGAGTATGTAAACTATCTCATGGGGATGAGGTATTGGGTGAGATAATTGTTACAGAAGATCCTGAGACCAAAACAGACTTAATATTCATTCAACATCCTGCTAAGACAAAGGTTATTGATTTAGACCACCCTATACAAGAGAATTCCAAGGAACAGAAAGTGGCGATGGGATTTATTAGATGGATGAATTTCAGCGACGAGGACTTTTATGTTATAAGCGAAAAAGATATAATGACGATAGCACCAATGTCTCCTTCATCAATTATGATGTACAAGAGGTGGGTTAGAAAAGAAATCCAGAAACTACCTGAGAAAGAAAGGGAAGTACCCATGAATAGTTCTATGGGATTACTAGATACAGTAGACAATGCCCGACAACTTTTAGAAAGAATCTATAAGAACCCTAAGTTACCAGATATAAATCAATAGAATATCCCTTCCAACCCTCACAGTGTTGAGTGTACACAGAAATTAACAACTTGTCAAGCTAGTTGCGTTTTCTGTGTTTTTTTGTTAATATAAGTACATCCGAACGGATATTATGCCCCGCAAATCTACCAAGAAAAAAGAACATTATGTAGATAACAAGAAGTTTCTAGCAGCATTAGTCGTGTATCGCGCTGAATGTGCTGAGGCAACTGAGAAAGGACTCGGTAAACCAAGAGTTTCAAACTATATTGGCGACTGCTTTTTAAAAATAGCAACTCATCTATCATATAGACCTAACTTTATAAACTACATGTATAGAGAGGACATGATCGGAGACGGTATTGAAAATTGTATTCAATACATTCATAACTTTGACCCCGACAAATCCTCCAACCCATTCGCGTATTTTACGCAGATCGTTTATTATGCATATTTAAGACGTATTGCAAAAGAAAAACGACAACAAGCAATACGAGAAAAGATTCTGGAACGCAAAGGTTACGAAGAAGTCTTCCACTCAGATGACCTAGATAACATAGCAGACTTGAACTATATCAAGTCCAGAGTCGAAACAAACACACGATACAACTGATGGGAATTCTCTCTCAACTTAAAGTCATGTTCGCTGACGAATTTGATTTTACCAAAGCAGACTACAAATTAATTTGTGATGCTTTACATAAACGTCAACGAAACTACATTGCTGGTGATCGGATGTTTAAACATTATGGAATCTTACTTGAAAAATTCACCCGACTCTATGAAACTTCTTCTAATAACTGATCAACATTTTGGTGTAAGGAATGATAGTCCTGCATACATTGAACAGTATCGTAAGTTTTACAAAGAGACTGTATTACCTTATATCGATAAGAACAAGGTAACTCATATTGTAAATCTTGGCGACACTTTCGATAGACGTAAGACTATAAATTTCTCATCACTAGATGCTGCTAAGGAAATGTGGTTTGATCCTATTAGAGAACGTGGTATTAAGATGTGGATGATTGTGGGTAACCATGATATCTATTTTAAGAATACGTTGAAGGTCAATAGTCCTCAGTTATTACTGGAAGACTATCCTAATATAGAAATAGTAGACGAACCAAAGGACATAAACGTAGGTGGTCTTGATATATTGATGCTCCCTTGGAGGTGTGAGGAAAACACACACAAGTGGAGAAAGATAATAGAAGATACCGAGAGTACAGTATGTCTAGGACATCTGGAACTCAGTCAGTTTGATCCTATCCCAGGATATACTATGGATCATGGTGACGATCCTGCTCCTTTCGAGAAGTTTGATGTAGTATGCTCAGGTCATTACCATCACAGGTCATGCAAGGGCAACATTACATACCTCGGTAATCCGTACCAATTATACTGGAATGACTTCGGTACAGAGAGAGGGTTTCATGTTCTAAATACTAAGACAAAGAAACTGACTTTTATAAAGAACCCTAATAATATGTTCAATAAGATCTATTATAGGGATAGTGAAACTGCTCCTATTGATTATCAGTCTCTAAGTGGTACATATGTAAAGTTGATCGTAGAAAAGAAAGAAGATCAAAAGATGTTTGATAGTAAACTATCCATGATCTTGCAATCAAATCCTGCCGACTTAAAGATTATAGAAGATACCTTCATGGTATTAGATGAAATAGACGAGACGATAGAAACAGAGGACACCTTATCAATCCTAAACAAATGTGTGGCAGAGGTCGACCACAAGGATGAAGTCTTTGGTATACTTAAATCTTTATATGTAGAAGCACAAAGAGTCTAATGTTCGTATTAGTTGACAAAGCAAGCGGAGGGGTGTATGCTGTAAAGGATGACACCATTACAGAACGTGTTGTGCAACTCTTCCAAGAAGAAGACGATGCTGTTAGATATCACGAGTATCTTATTGCAGCAGATTATGACAGAGAATTAATAATTACACCATGTGACGAGCAACAGGTAAAAGATAACTGTGCGTCATTTGGTTATGTTTATACAGTAATTAAACCAACTGATATTGTTTATCCCCCAAGTGAATTAGACTAAATGATTGTTTTTGAAAAGATTAGATGGAAGAATCTGTTGTCCACTGGTCAGCAGTTCACTGAAATCAATCTAAATGATACTGCGTCTACATTAATTGTAGGTAATAATGGAGCAGGCAAGAGTACACTTCTTGATGCTCTTTGTTTTGGTCTATTTGCAAAACCATTTAGAAAGATTAGTAAGACACAATTAATCAATACAGTTAATGAAAAGGAATGTGTAGTAGAAATAGAATTTAATATTGGTAGTATTGAATATAAAGTTATCAGAGGTATGAAACCCTCTAAGTTTCAGATCTTCCGCAATGGAGAACTCTACGATGCAAATGCATCTGTTGCTGATGATCAGAAATACTTAGAACAGTCTGTACTCAAACTTAATTTCAAATCATTTACACAGGTAGTCATACTTGGTAGCAGTACGTTTGTGCCTTTCATGCAGTTGACAGGACCTAATAGAAGAGAAGTCATAGAAGATATACTAGACATACAGATATTCTCTCAGATGAATGTACTATTAAAAGAGAGAGTCAAAGAGATCAAGGACGAGCAGAGAACATGTGAATATGAAATGGATATTGCACAACAGAAAGTTGAAATGCAACTCCGTAATATAGAGAACTTAGAAAAGGTTGACACTTCTCTGATGGAAAAGAAACAGAAGAAGTTTGATCAAAATGAACAACGTTGTATAGAAATTAAATCTAGAATCAAAGAACTAGATAAGAAGTGTGACACGTTAGAACCACAGATATTAGAACTAGACAAGGCAGTAGATAAGCACGAGAAGTTTAAAGAGATGCGTACCAAGATCAAATCTAAATTTGATAATTCTCGTAGAGAAATGGATTTCTTTGAGAACAATCACACATGCCCTACATGTACCCAAGAGATTACTGAACAGTTTAAAGAAGCAAAGATAAAGTATCTTGCAGAAAAAGGAACTGAATTAGCAGCAGGATCTAAACAAATTACTGATGAGATTAAAAAACTTGCGACCACAGTCAAAGATCTCAG